AAACTATCAGCGGCAAAATTGGCAAAAAGACGAGATCATCAAAAATTGCATTGCAAAAATTGGCGATCTCGAAACAGAACTAATAAAGATAAGTCTTAAAAAAGAAAAAGACGATAATAATTCAAGAATTAAAAAGGAATATCGTCATATTCACTAACCTTTTTTTGTTCAGCTGGTTCAATAAAATTTAAATTAATATTTCCAAAAATTCCATATCTGCCTTCTTTAGCTTTTGCGTTGATATAAATACCATCAACTTCGACTTCTTCTTTCTTGGAATAATCCCAAACTTTACCTTTTTTTTGTTTGGTGTCTACCATTTTCATAACTTCTTCACAGAAGGCGGAAACAGATTCACAAGGAATAAACATAGAAAATTTTTGTGGAAATCTATCTTGATCTTCATATTCGTTTTCACTTGTTGAA